TCATCCCATAACCATCGTTATCTGATTGCTGACTTCTTCAGTTGCTTGCATCTCCTCAGCAAATTCAGTTGAAATTAATTGAACGGTTTTACTGTATTCTTTCATTACACGGTCAAATGATTCCTGCAGAAGTTTTCCGTCTTTATCATCCAGGCTACGATAATTATCTACGAAATGCTTACTGCGGCTATCCGGTATTTCAAAACCGTATCTTCGTAACATCAGCATACTGAAAATATCAGCTTCGATTTCTTTCTGTTCAATCGACATCTTATTACTGTTAGCAGAAAAATGAAGCAATTCATGTCCAACTTCATGGAGCAATGTCGAAAGCCTTCCGGTATCGTTTAAAAGCGGATTAAGCTCTATAATATTGTCATTTCTTGCAAGTCCACGTATTGTAACCGTTTCCTCGTTCATATCCTTTACTTCAATATTGTGCTGTTTGCAAAAATCCGTTATATACTCGGCAAATTGTTTATGTATTTCACTTTCTTCTCCGAACCCTTCGCTGATAACGGTCGGATATAACTCAATCGGTAAATTTGTCTGCGATATATCAAAAACACTTCCTATGCCGAATCCAAGCCTTTGGTAGCTTTCAATGTTACCCTTTTTATATTCCAATTGCATTTGCTTGTCTGCTTTAGACAGCTGAATCCAATCACCGCTCTCGTTTTTCAAATATGTGATTTTTTGCGGTACAAAAATTTTAATGGCTTTTGCGCCTTTTTTTATTCCGTAATACGGCAGCTCTCCGTTAGGAAGTTTGTGTTCTTTTGCAAGCTCATCTGTAATTTTTTTGATGGCGGCAAAAGATCCGACGAATAATGCACCTGGGTTTTGAGCGTAAATCAGCATGGTGTTGCGTGTGCTGTAATTATAAAAACGTGACTGAAAATCAATAAATTCAAGAATTTTTTCAGGATCTTCTTTAAAGTTATTGACTATATTCTGTATAATTTTTAAATTTTCTTCTTTGGTCAATTCTTTCTGTTCCAGCCAAGCTTTCTTATCATAAGTTTTCGGCATTTTTCAACTCCTCCTTTATTTTCTCACGCCACTTGTAAGGTAATCTGTCAATGCTTATCATTTCAGATTTATCGGTAATCATCGGATTATCTCCGATGTCGCCACACCTCGCATCGCAGAAGCCTATAAATCCGTTTTCACATTCATAGATCGCAAGCCCACCAAAGTGCAATTTGATTGTTGCGTTTAAATAAATGATTGTATCCATTTTTATTCCTTTCCGCCATATTTGGCAAATAAAAAATGCACAGACAAGCTGTGCAATGAGTTTATATTTAATTGTCGCCAGTGGCGACAATTAATTTTAAATAAATTTGTATGGTAAATCTCGACAAAATATGATATAATTCTATCACAAAATCACTTTCAAAAAAAGGAGTGCTTGCTATATGAAACCCAAAAATGTGACTATTTATGAAGCATACAAGATGTTTATAAATGAACAACTTTTTCGTAACAATAGTAAACGTACTTTGATTTGGTACAATGAAAACCTATCAGCATTTTTTAATTGGTTGGGCGAAAATAAAAACGTTGATAGTTTGACGGTCGAAAATTATAAATCGTACTGTACTTTTCTTCAACATGATTATGTTAAGCGTAATGGTCAGCCGTTGAAAAGCAGCAGTGTAAACAGCAGAGTCAGAGCAATAAAGGCTTTTTATAATTATTGTATTGAAGAGGATCTACTTCCTGACTTTAGCAAAAAATTAAAAGCCACCAAGATAAGAAAAACTGAAAAACTTCCGCTTGATGACGATGAAATACATACATTGGTCAGTGCATTCGGTGATTCTGCACTTGAAGAACGCAATAGATGTTGGGTTATACTAATGTGCGATTCAGGGTTGCGCCGAGGAGAAATTATCAATTTGCAAATCGGAAATGTACACCTAGCACGTGGATTTATGATAGTAACCGGTAAAGGAGATAAACAACGTTTTGTTCCATTAGGAGAACTATCAAAAATTTCATTGGCAACTTACATTCGCAAATATCGGAATGAGGCTAAAGAATCGGAGCCTGTATTTGTGAATCGCTTTGGAGAAAAATGTACGATAAATACGGTTAAACAAGTATTCCAAAAGCTGAAGAAGCAAACTGGAATTTTAAGATTACACGCACATCTCCTAAGACATACATTTGCGACTAACTATCTTGTTGACGGAGGAGATTTAGAAACTCTCCGTCTGCTTATGGGGCACTCAGACTTGCAAGTTACGATGATGTATCTACATCTCGCCGAAAACAAAAAGCTTTTGCAACGCAAACATCAGAGCCACTTAGATATGATAATCAACTCGTAAGGCTTTTGTTTTTCTTTTAAGCAGGGTGTCCCGGGTTCGATTCCCGGGTGGCTCACCAATCACAAACCCCTTTGTAATCGCAAATGCGTGTATTACAAAGGGTTTTCGTGTTTTCAAAGGGTATTCAACACGTTGTCATTTTGTATTACAACTGTAAAATAAACTGTTGATTTTCGATTCAATGCTTCGAAGTTGATTCAGTATAACACGCTTTTCGCGTATCTCTTTTTCAGTCTGATGTAACGTTACTTCGGCACGTTGAATACTAATCATCAGCGCAGGTAATTCTTCGGCATATCGGAAAACTAAATTCTGTAACTTGTCGGAAAAATTAGATCCGTTACAGCCGTCTATAATTTGATATACGTTTTCGGATATTCGTATTGACTTCTGAACACTTTTCATTTGTTTCAATCCTTTCATTTGTAATTAAACTATCTAAGTGGCTTCTATGCTTGCTCTGCAATAGCTGCTTGTTTTGCGCTAAGTGCAGATACATTGATGTAACCTGTAGATCAGAATGACCGAGGATAAGCCGCAATGTTTCGAGGTCGCCGCCGTCACATAAGTAATTTGTGGCGAACGTGTGACGCAATAAATGCGGATGTAATCTATCTATCCCGGTGCACTTTTTCAACTTTTGGAATACCTGTTTTATTGTATTCGCATTGCAAGCATTACCGAAACGATCCACGAAAACCGAATCAGATCCGCCAGCTCCGGCACGGTAATAAGCTATGTAATGTAATAATACGTCATGTGACATTTTGCCGAGTGGCACAAATCTTTGCTTGCAACCTTTGCCGGTCACCAACAAAAAATCATGCTTTAAATCGACATTGGACATCTTCAAAGATAATATTTCACCACGCCGCAAGCCTGAATCGCACATAAGGACGACCCAACAGCGATTACGGCACTCTAGAACGGTTTCACCGAAACAATCAAGTATTAACTGAATTTCTTCATCGTCAAGCGGTAATTTTTCTGTTTTGTGAATCTTAGTTGTTTTCAATTTACGACTGAAGTCAGGGATCAGATCTTCCTGAATACAAAAATTGTAGAACGCCTTTACAGCTCTAACGTGACTGTTTACGCTGGTACTTTTCAGTGGCTTTCCATTGTGTTCATATTCATGAAGCAAAAATGAACAATACGCTTTATAATTAAATATCGTCAGATCGTCTATTGTCGAATCAGAGCCTAACCAGCGGAAAAATGCGCCGAGATTTTCTCGATACCAGATTAGCGTTTTCGGGCTGTTATTTCTGAAAAGCTGTTCGTCTATGAACAAATCAAATGCTTCCGTAACTTTCATGTCAACCCTTTCATAACCCAGTCGTCGCCGGCAGGAAAATAATTTGTATTACAATTAACGTCACCGGCAATCGGAGCTGCAGCTGTGTTTGTATTACAATTATTATTTTCGGCGGCTATGCGTGCTTTATATTCGTTGATTATATGCTTCTGATGAACGGTCAAGACTTGTCCACGCAATTTAAGATCTTCAAGGAACTTAGTCAAACCTACGCAACGAATGTATGTATCAATGCTGTTACCAGCTTGATGAAAAACATAACGCCCGATACGGGATAAGTTATATTCGACCGTTTTCGGAGTGTAAACACTGATTTTTTCGCAATCACCTAAAAATTTATCCCACCACTTTGAAGTTTTCCAGCGGCGTTTATTAGTATCTTTGCTATCAGGCTCGACAAAGCGCAGATAATTTTTTAACACTCCGCAATATTTTTCACCGAGGGATAAATCATTCTTGATGAAATTGAATGCACGATCATCTTTAAAAACTGTTTCACACCGGATCCAGTGCCGACCGTCTGTAAAACCACGTTCACGGGCTTTGTCATAAATACGGCAGTACATATCCGACTTCTTAACTCCGAACATAACGCTATAGGCATCAATTTCACGGCTGAAGCTGTTAGTTATAACGCCTTTATGAGCTTTGCTTACAAAGTGTCTGCGTTCCGTTTTTCGTATTAGCTTCATCATGTCAAGAATGCCGCTGTGATCATCATAAGCAACGTCAAGACGTGTAACATGATAATTATCCGTATCCAGAGCGAGCTTGAAAAGTCTACCCCAATTGCCGTCTGTGTATGTTTCAAAATCACGGCAACCTTGACCGGACATTTCAAGCAACGGATAATCAGAATCGGAATTACAATGATTATAATGAATTGAAATACCGTCAAAAAATACACGGTTCTTGTAACCATAAAAGCCGTAGCTTTCTTCCCACTTGACCGGAGTTTTGAAATCCAATGAAGCAATCAGGCTATCGACTAAATCTATTTTCGATGTCATTGAAAACCAGTCATAAAGAATAATATTCTTTCCTCGTTTCTCCGAGCCGAAATAAGGATCTTCGTCTTTCCAGCCGGAGATATTGTCCGGATCCATCACTTCAAGAGAAAAGCTACCTTTTGCGGTTTCCATATAATCACCCTTTACAATTATTTATTTTCTGCTCTGAGCACGGACGGAGCAGAGCTCGGAATAATCAGCTGTGCAATCTGCGAGATATTCATCAAACGCTGCTTCGGCAGCATCGATCAGATCATCATCTGTTACGTCATAAAGATTATCAAAATCAAGCACCTTGTTCACCTTCTTTCTTTCGCTGGGCGTTAAATTCCGCAGGCGATAATATGGTTTTCTGTTGCAACTGCTTAGGCTCAGAAGCATTAAACATTGCCATTGTATCATAACAGCGTGCTACACGCTTATTTATATTGAAAAATCGTGCGTCGATCTTCTCCTGAAGCGGATACCAATAGCGAACAGCTACAAACTTCTTGCGAAGCAAAATCATTAAGAATTTACCCTTACCGCCGAAGCACTTTAAATTGCGGTGTTTGTATTCAACCTCTATCAGACCTCGGACTTGACGATCTATAGATCTATCATTCTGTGTAATCAACAGAATATCATAATAGTAATGACGGTGCACACTCAGAAACTCAAGCCACTTGACACGCTCCTTAAGGTCAAATCCTCGAGTATTAAATTTTATATGCGCCTCATCAATAATGATTAACGTCTGAAACTTGTTAGGATCAGCAGTAAAATTATGATGTTGCAAAGCATAATTGATCAGAAAATCGACAGACAGATCAAAGATATTGATATACTGAAATTCGCCTAAATGCTTATTATTGCACTTAAACGGATATGTGCAAATAACGTTTCGACCACGCTTTAAATAAAAATCTATCCATTCGGTAGCGTGATAGGATTTACCGCTTCCGGGAGTACCCGAAAACAAAGAAAGCATATAATCACCTACTTAATTTATTGCACTGACTTTACGCAAAATCAGCTGATACATATAATAGACAGCAATGCACGCAATCCAAGACCCGGCTATAATAACCATAGAATTGAACGGTACATAATAATTCAGAACGCCGAGCCAGAAATCAAACTCTTTGCCGAAAGATATATTCCGAAAAGGCGAATCAGGCAACAGCGCAAGAATAAATTGAAATATCTGATTTGCTACATCGTTAATACTTTTGATAATATCATTCATAAAAAACCTCGCTTGCCGGCGCCGCAGGTCCCCCACTCACACCCACGCCCCCGCGGCGCCGTCCACTTGATTTTTAATGCTTGATAACGTGGGGTGTAATTTTAATCAAAAAAGCAATAAACGCAATATAAGTAACAGTACGGGTAAACACTCGAATTATATCAACGCCGTTCAGTTGAAACTGCGTCAGATCAAGAACGATTTTTTCATCGACCTTGTAATCTTCGCCTGCTATATCAAGCGTTGTCTGAATTGGTATTTCAAATATCGGCTTCTGTTCATCACGGACGAATATCGTTACAAGATTATATATGTCAAACGGCAACGAAAACGGAAATTTATCGGTTATAGAATCAACGTCTGGCGTATCAATGTCACCTGCGTTGCCTTGCTCAATGACAAGCTCCGCTTCTTTTGTTGCTTCGTTTGTTACCGTTATATCTTTTGTTTTGCTATTTACGCTTACTGATCCTTTGGTAGCTCCGGAACCGACACCGGCAAGTCCCATATTACCGATTGTGTTTTCTACACCGGTAAGAGGAATGGAAACATCATTTCTTTTACTTTCGATTGCTCCTGTTTTCGCTGCGGCCACAAAATTGTCAAAGCCTGTTCTATCATTAGTCACTAATGCAAACCCAGTGTATTGAAGTTTACTTGAATCAATCTCTATGCCACCAATACCAAATTGAGCAGCATCAGGAACTGTAAATGAAACAGAATCAGTACTTGAACCGGGAGCAGAAATACTAAAATCACCGTTGAATAATGAATTGTTGATTGAAACTGAAACAGATCGATAAAAATCATCACTATTAGGAAAAATTGATCCATCTCGCTCTACTCGAGCTATATCGGACTGCATACCATAAATATAATTATAACGAGTACCATAATGACAGCAAACACGAGACTTCTCAACCTGATAACTATAATTGAGAAAAATCAATTGATCATTCTGAACGCAATACGGAAACAAAAAGCAATAAAGCTTATTATCATCAATATACGAGTATGGATTAATAGTAACATTCCAGCTATCGAAAGTAGTCGTAATACAGTCAGAAACTAATGTCCAGTAAGTACGCACACGGTTTAGACCGTTTTTGTTTGTAAAAACACCTAATTTTTCATAAATATCACTAACAGCCGTACAATATGATGTAGTAGGCATTGATATATTGCCGTCATCGTCAACGTGTATTACTATACTGCCATCGGCAAGACCCGCATTAAACGCTTCCATAGCGGCATGAATTGTTTCTTGTGGCGTTTTAAGACCGAGTGACTCGGCGATATTCCAATGACTTTGAACCATTTTAGCTATTTCTGCTTCTCCCTTTTTCAATTCAATAGCGGCGGCATACTGTCCGTCTACATAATATGGAGTACCGTCAGGAAGATATATATCAGCGTCGGGATTATCACGGATAAACTGATTATGCGGAGTAACAACGAAGCTAAAGCAGTCAGAAAACGCATCGGTAAAATCGTAGCCTGTGCCACCTGTCATTTGATTGAATAACGTTCCCATTAAAAGACCAGCGGCTACAGAAGCGCCGACTTCCGCAATTACGGCGGACGCAGGAACAGAAAGAAATGAATTTGCAAGAAGTATGCCAAGCATACACACGGCTGTCAGACCGCTGATAAAACGCTTTCGCATATGATGTATTACACCCCCTATTAGAACTATAGCCCCATTGTGAAAACGGGGCTACTTGTGTTACAGATTAGTTTGCGGCAGTGCCGAAAAGCTTCTTGCCAAGTCTGAACAGCTGAATTACTGCATACATACCGAGACCGGCAACAGCTACACCGATAACGACAGGAACAAGTGCCTGAACAAGAGCAACCATCTGTGTCTGAAGTGTAGAACCAGCCGAATTAACGATAGTTGAAATATCTAACGTTGTAGCACTACCGTCTGCGCCCTGAGCGCCCTCAGCGCAAGCGGCTATTGCCATAGCGGAAGCAGCTACTACACCGGTACCGACAGAAAGCATTATCTTCTTAGCTTTGCCGGAAAGATTCTTAACGAACTTGAACATTGTTAATACCTCCATATTAAAAATTATTTTTGAAAATGGTCGATAAAAGACCACTTACAGCTAAACCGATTGCCCATACTATAGCGGCTACTCCGAAGCCAACAATCGTATAGGCGACAAGCAGATACATCAATGATTCCATGATAACCTACTTTCTGAATTGGCGGAATAATGTAACGCCGAAAATCATAGACACAGCGCAGACAAGATACACAAGTATAATTTTTATATCTTCGAGCTGTGCCACAACATCAGTTATTTGCATTATTGCCACCGGGAAAACTTGTCTTTGTTGCAAGCCGTTTCTTGATCTGATTGCGTTCTATAATCTTAAGGACTATGAACGCCACGGCAAGAATACCGAAGAAAATCAAAATGAACGGAACGGCAGAAATCAGAATATCCATTTCATGCACCTTTCTTATACTGTTATACCAACGATTTTCTGCTTTGGGTTGAACTCGCAGTCAATAACTTCTCCGATGTGATCAACAAGCTCATCTAACTTGATACCGAAATCATTGAATACTTTACGATCAATGTACTTGCTTTCGGCTACATTGCCGTATGTGTTTTCGTCAGAATATGCAATAAAAAGCTTAACGCCATCAACAGTTTTTCCGTCGTTCGTTTCAAATGCTTCGATATTCTTGACACCAACTAATGTTACTTTCATGGGTTTACCTTCCTTTCTGTGAAATTTTTATGTCAAACGTTTCCGTTTATGCTATTATAGCATATTTTATGCTAAAACGGAATAGTAAATTATGCTAAAATCGCATAAGAAAATTTAGTAAATATGCTATAATAGCATAGAGGAGAAAGAAAACGATGCTATAATAGAAAGGTAATTATGTTTAAAGAAACATTCATTATGAATATAAAGCGAGCACGGCAAAATAAAGGATACACACAGCAATATGTTGCCGATGTATTATCAATATCACAAACGAACATTGCAAAATATGAAAAAGGTTCATTAGAACCAAATATAGAAACAATAGGACAGCTTGCCGAACTATACGAAGTAAGTACCGATTGGCTATTCGGTATAATAAAAAAGAATTGAGGAATATATATGAACAACAGTGAAGCTACAGCGGTAATGCAGGACGCAGTTAATCAAGCAGGTTCTGCAATAATGAACGTTATGATAAAAGTATTAGTCGCAGTTGCGATTATGGCGGCTATAGGAATATGCTTTTATGCTATAAAAGCGGCGATTAAGAAAAAATTGAAAAGCAGTAAGAGCGGTGCAATCAGCAAGACAAGCGGAGCAGATGACATAAAGTATACGCTCAATGATGATCAACTTGAGGAACTCCGGCTGTACATGAAATTGACCGATGAAGATCAGAGTGCCGTTAAGGAACAAATGAAACAAATGCTAAAGGTTCGTAAGCGTCGATAAAAAACGCTGTATTACAAATAACGTCCCCGGCAATCGATGCTGCAGCTGTATTTGTATTACAATCAATGCCGCTGTTTGCTGTGCATAAAAAAACAGCGTCAACCGCAGTGATAGTGCAGGGTTAAACGCTGTTTGACTGTACAGGCTACCCCCCCTATTAGCATAGGGGGGTCATACCGCCATCATGGCGGCTTTTTTATTTTTTGACGATATTTTTTTACGCCGACTGAACATCGGTGAATGGGGCGCGGGAAAAGTCAGAAATCAGAATAAGCTCAGGAAAGCCGGGGAAAGCAAGCGAATAATCAGGAAAATCAGAGATTTTCTCCGACTATCCGCTTTCTTTCTCCCGTCTTTCTCCGACCTTATTTCAGATTTTCCGGCTTTTCTCCGCTCTGATGGTGGGCGTGCGTATTTTTAATTTCATTTCATTTAACGCAGAGCTTTTTTCTTTTTTGGATTCTTTTAAGCAGGGTGTCCCGGGTTCGATTCCCGGGTGGCTCACCAAACAGTAATAATCCGAACACTATCCAAATTGATGGAGTGTTCGGATTTTTGTTTTATCTATGACTTTTCTATAAAACAAAACAGGAGCAAGGCAAAATGCTTTGTTCTTGTTTTGATGAACACAATCTTAACAACATTTCATTTCATTCGTCGCTTACAGTATAGCAGTCATCTCTATTTTATTTAGATGTGAAAAGAATTTAATTGAATCAATACCTAATATTTCATTAAGCAATAAATTGCGCAAAGTTATATTTTTACCACAAACTCATCTTTTGCAATTATAGAAATTGAGTTTAAGATGATATCCCCCATATAATCAGCAAACTTCTCCAAACTTTTAAGAAGTTCTTTACTGGTTACATAATCTCCAACTCTGCTTGTTATTTGTAGGGAAGCCTTAACATTTTGCTTAATAAAATTTCCATTCGCATCTTTTTTCATTATATCAGTTTCTACATTTCGTTGAATAACAATCTCGTCTTTTATCTCATTTGGTGAAATACCGTGAATAATATTGTTTCTAAAGTTTGATGCTTTAATATAATTCTCATCTTTGTGCGAGTTATTAAGAAAATCATATAAGGATGGATTTGTTGTTTTCAACTTATTTAAAACTTTTTTGACAAAACCAAGACCTTCTTCAATTCCAAATTCGTAAAACTCATTAATAAAAAGGTATAATGTGTCTCCCATAGATTGTACCTTGCTGTAAAGGTCTTCCATAAAAAAACAGTACCAATATCGAATTAAATAATGTTCGTCATTAAAATGGGGCATATATTGAACAGAACTTCCATTTATACCTGGACTAACAAACCATTCATCATCGGGTATGCCCTTGTCGAAATAGTGTCTTGCCAATGCATAAGAAATTTTAATACTTTCAACTTTATTATTGTGAGCTTGAATTACCGATAGGATTTTCGTAAACACCATTTTTGAATTCATATCGTCAGAACACTTGATAATATTGCTGTCAATCATCATTTTATCAAAAATATTTGTTGATAAATACCTGTCCCATTCTTCGTCTGTAGGAATTTCAAATGCATCTGTAATATTTTTGCTCATGATAAATCACCTTTTCAAAAAAATAATAATTATCGATATACTTAGTATTTGCAATATCATTTTAATTTAAACATTCGACAATACGAAAATACTGTTTTTTTGTCTATATACAAGCACTCATTAAACATATTATACCTAAGAAATATATTTTACCACTTGTGTTTACAATCCTTACATTCGTATTGTTTGCCAATTTTAGAAGATGCAAGACCAACGGTCGCAACAGAAACAGTCCTATTAAGTGTCGAAATCTTATTAACGTTTGTAGAACCACATATCGGACATTTTAATTTGTTATTATTACGAGATGGGTAAGAAGGCACAGCTTTGGTTCCGTAATGTGCTATATTTGATGCAACATCTTTGTATTTTTCCTGCACCGCCGCTTTTTTCTTTTTTATATATCCATCCCAATCATTTTGTTGTTCCATCCAATCATCGTAATCTCTTTTGTAGCAATTATACATTATACCATAATCAAGATACGTTATGAAAGCTGCAACAGGAATACCTATCACTATTAACACAGCTAATAAAACAGAGAATATAGCTGTCGAAACAAAGCAAAGGAAAAACAAAATTATTCCGACAATCAATGCCCACGATAGTAATGATAAATTACCATTATAATAAAACATATGTTTAAATTTACTTGGCTTAATAGGTTTCGGAGAAGGTTTTAACTCATCTATTATTTCAAGTTCTCGATTAAGTTCATTTTGTACTTTCTTCCATTCTTCCTCTTCTTTTTTCTGATAGTACGCTTTTTCTTTTTCTCGTTCAAAGTGTTTTTTTATTGCATATCCACATTCTGGACAATGTTCAGCTGTATCAGAAACGTTCATTTTTCCGCAGTCAGGACAATTTACAAGAGCCATAACAAATCCTCCGTTAAGCTATATTCATAAATATGATTTATATTTATTATACCACAAAATTCGGTATTTTGCAACATATTTCTTATTATTTTATTATTTAAATCTATAAAATGACAATTTACATGTCTAATATCAATTAGCGCTACAATAAATATGATTTTCAAAAGCATAAAGCACCCACCATTTACATAGGGCAGGTGCTTTTCTGCTTAACTGACTTTGTTTTTCTTCCATCCCTCAAATGCCTTTTTATTTTCCTCATTATCATAAAATTCACGAATACAGGGATAAAAAATACGTCTAAGTGATTCGTAAACAGATTGCGGAAAGGTCAAATCTGCAAGTTCAATATGTGTTTCAGGCAT